TCGCGTTCGTCCCAAATCATATTGCTGACTCGTTCTTTGCATCTGTTTATCCTACTATTACTTCTGGTCAAAGCACAAAAGTCATCATAGTCTCAACGCCTCACGGCATGAACCACTTCTACAGGATGTGGCATGATGCTGAGAAAGGAAATAATGAATATGTTCCAACTGATGTTCACTGGTCAGAAGTTCCAGGAAGAGACTCCAATTGGAAAGAACAGACTATTAAGAACACATCTGAACAACAATTCAAGGTGGAGTTCGAATGTGAGTTTCTTGGTTCAGTAGATACTCTCATTGCACCTTCTAAGTTGAGATCACTAGTTTATGAAAACCCTCTACAAAAAAGTGCTGGTCTTGATGTATATGAAAGGGTAAGAGATAACCATGATTATGTGGTTACAGTAGACGTTGCTAGAGGGGTTGGAAATGATTACTCAGCATTTGTTGTTTTAGATATTACACAGTTCCCTCATAAAGTAGTTGCAAAATATAGGGATAATGAAATTAAACCAATGCTATTTCCTAGTGTAATCTACGAGGTAGCAAAAAATTACAATGATGCCTATATTCTATGTGAAGTTAATGATGTTGGAGATCAGGTAGCATCAATTCTCCAATATGATTTAGAATATCAAAATATTTTGATGTGCTCAATGAGAGGAAGAGCTGGTCAAATTGTTGGGCAAGGATTTTCTGGAAAGAAGACTCAACTTGGAGTAAAAATGTCCAAGACAGTCAAAAAAGTAGGATCTCTCAATCTAAAGACAATGATTGAGGAGAATAAACTTCTTATTTGTGATTATGAAATCATATCAGAATTAACTACTTTTGTCCAAAAACACAATTCATTTGAAGCAGAGGAAGGATGTAATGATGACCTTGCCATGTGCCTTGTAATTTATGCATGGTTGGTTGCACAAGATTACTTTAAAGAGCTTACAGATCAAGATGTAAGAAAAAGAATATATGAAGAACAAAAGAATCAAATTGAACAAGATATGGCACCATTTGGATTCATTGATGACGGTTTGAGTGGAGAAAGTTTTGTGGATAGCGATGGAGATAGATGGTTTACTGATGAATATGGAGACAGAGGTGGAGGATTTGACTATATGTGGAATTATTTGTCATGAGTGATTTTGATAGTTTTGATAGGCAGATAAAACTAAATCACCTTCTGTTGAATGATAGGAAGTGTAGAACTTGTGGCCAAATTAAAAATCTTATAGATGGTTTTTATAGAACTCGTAAGAGTAGAGGTCCAGTTGCATCATCTTACTCTTATGAATGTAAGGACTGCACTATCAAAAGAGTTGTTGTGAGTAGAATGACCAGCAGGGTTCTTGATAAGTGGGAATATCCTGACTGGTAATTGTTCACTCCATGTTTCCCCAATGTAAAACATCAAATTCATAAATATTTTCAGATAAACTGAGACTTTTTTAGGGAGAAAAACATGGCGACTCCTCAATTATCTCCAGGCATTATTGTCAGAGAGGTTGATTTAACCGTAGGGAGAGCTGATAATGTTCTTGACAATATCGGTGCAATCGCTGGTCCTTTTGAAATTGGACCCGTAAACGAAGCAATTGATATTCAGACAGAGCAGCAACTTATCGAAACTTTTGGTAAGCCACTCTCAACAGATAGACAGTATGAGTACTGGATGACTGCATCCTCATTCCTGTCATATGGTGGTGTACTCAAGGTTGTAAGAACTGATGGTTCTACACTCAACAACTCAAATGCTGGAGTTGGTATTGCATCAACAACATCATTGAAAATTGAAAATTATGATGACTATACAGCAAATCACAGCACAGCAACAGACTTTAGTTGGGCATCTAAGAATCCCGGTTCTTGGGCAGATAGTCTGAAAGTCTGTGTTATTGACAATGCTGCAGACCAAACAATTGGTATTACAACCATAAACCCAGGAAATTCTGGTGCTATTATTGGATATGGTGTCACTGTAACACTCTCAAATATTGTAATTCCTGGAGCAGGTACAACCTCAACATTCAGTGGTTACCTGAAAGGAATTATTACAGGTGTTACTACAGATAGCACCAATGGAAATAGTTCAATTGATGTAAAAATTGTTTCCAGAGTTTCTTCTGCTGGAACAGAATTCCCAATAACATACAAGCAAAGTGATCCTGGAGCTTCTTTTGAATCATCAGATACCATCAATTTTGTAAACAATTCAGGTATCAACACTGGCACATCTTTAAGTGCTGATACTGTATCTGATTGGTATGACAATCAAACTCTTGGACTGACAAATTCAGTAGTATATTGGAAGTCACTTGCACCAAGACCAGTAAATACTAATTACTCAGCATCTAGAGATGGCGGAAATGATGCCATTCACGTTGTAGTTGTTGATGATACTGGATCAATCACAGGTATTCAAGGAAATATTCTTGAGAAGCATTTAAGTCTGTCTAAGGCAGTAGATGCTACTGCAGATGGAGATGCTCCAACAAAGACATATTATAAGAACTACATTGCAGACAGATCTGCATATGTTTATGCTGGATATAATCCATCACAAGCAGCAGATGCATATTGGGGAACTCAACCACTTGCTTCAGGATTCTCTACAAGTTTCACTGCATACACAACTGGTCAAGGTCTCTGGGGTCAAGAAGCTCAAGGTGTCAGGTTCAGTTCAATTGGAAATGTATCTTACACCTTAGGTGGAGGTGTTGACTATTCTGCAAATGGTGGAATGGAAGCAACACTTGCAAATCTTGTCACAGCATATGATTATTTTGCTAACAAGGATGAAATTGCAGTAGATTACATCCTCATGGGTCCAGGTCTTGAAGATGAATCACAATCTCAAGCAAAGGCAAACAAAGTAATCTCTATTGCTGAGTCAAGAAAGGATTGCATTGCAACAGTTTCTCCACACAGAGCAAATGTTGTTAATGTAACCAACTCAACAACTGCAACTACCAATCTTCTTAAGTTCTTCTCACCACTGACATCATCATCATATGCTGTTTTTGATAGTGGTTACAAGTACACTTATGATAGATTCAACAATGAGTTCAGATACATTCCTTGCAATGGAGACATTGCAGGTCTGATGACCAGAACTAACATTGTTGCATTCCCATGGTTCTCACCTGCTGGACAGCAAAGAGGAACTCTGAATAATGCAATCAAACTTGCATACAACCCAACCAAGGCACAAAGAGATCAACTCTATCCTGCTAGAGTCAACTCAATTATCAATCAAAGAGGAACTGGAATCATTCTGTTTGGTGATAAGACTGCTCTGAGTTATGCATCAGCATTTGATAGAATCAACGTTAGAAGACTGTTCCTCACAGTTGAGCAGGCACTTCAAGGTGCAGCAAATGCACAACTCTTTGAGATCAATGATGTAAACACAAGATCAAACTTTGTAAACATTGTTGAACCATATCTCAGAGACATTCAAGCAAAAAGAGGTCTTTATGACTTCTTAGTTGTTTGTGATGAAACAAATAATACTCCTGAAGCAATTGACAACAATGAGTTTAGAGCAGATATCTATCTGAAGCCAACCAAGTCTATCAATTTTGTCACTCTGACATTTATTGCTACTAGAACTGGTGTAGATTTCGCTGAAGTTGCTGGTACTGGCGGCTGATTTGTAATAACCAATTAACATAGGAGGACAAAACAATGGCAGCAGCAAAGACTATCTCTCAATTTAAATCAAAACTTGCAGGGGGCGGTGCCCGCCCTAATTTGTTTGAAGTTTCCATTCCTTCTTTCCCATCTTCAATTTCAGATGCTTGGACATCTGGTGATAATGGAGAAAATGGAACCTTCAAGTTCCTGTGTAAAGCAGCACAGATTCCTGCATCAACAGTAGCAGAAATTCCCGTTCCGTTTAGAGGAAGGGTTATGAAAGTTGCTGGAGACAGAACATTTGATACATGGACAGTAACCATTATCAATGATGAAGATTTCAAACTCAGAACTGCCTTTGAGCAGTGGTCAAACAAACTGACCAAGCTGGATGACAACACTGGTGTTACCAACCCAGCATCTTACATGACAGATGCTTATGTCCAGCAACTGGGAAGAGGTTCAACTAGGTTCTCTACAACTAATGTTGGTGGAGAGCACTCAGTACTGAGAACTTATAAGTTCTATGATATTTGGCCAAGTGAAATCAGCTCAATTGATCTGAGTTATGATTCAACAGATACAGTTGAAGAATTCACTGTAACTTTCCAAGTTCAGTACATCAGCATTGGAAATTCACTTGAGTCTAGCACAGGAAATACAACAGAGACTCTGATTGAATGATAAATACTAGAAGAATAAACTTCTAGTAGATATATTGATATGGCAAGATTATTTGGTTTTTCTATTGAAGATACCGAAAAAACCCCACCTGGCGTAATATCTCCAGTCCCTCCAAGTAATAACGATGGGAATGAGCATTACGTCAGTTCAGGGTTTTTTGGTTCGTATATTGATATTGAAGGAGTATATAGAACTGAGAATGACCTAATCAGAAGATATCGCCAAATGGCTCTATATCCTGAATGTGATAGTGCTATTGAGGATATTGTAAACGAAGCAATTGTATCAGATACCAATGATAGTCCTGTAGAAATTGAACTATCAAATCTCAATGCAAGCGATAATATTAAAAAGAAAATTAGAGAAGAATTCAAATTTATATTAGAACTTCTGGATTTCGATAAAAAGGCACACGAAATCTTCAGAAATTGGTATATTGATGGCAGATTATACTATAATAAAGTAATTGATCAAAAGAATCCCCATGAAGGAATTCAGGAACTGAGATATATTGATGCATCTAAGATGAGATATATTCGCCAGATGAAAAAAACTGGCAAAGATAGCATTCAATCTGCAAGAAACCAGTATAATAATAGTGATGAAACATCATACAACTTCCCAGAAATAGAGGAATATTTCATTTATAATCCTGGTTCCGATATGGCTACTGGAGGAACATCATATGCTGGATCAACAAAAGGAGTCAAAATGACTCGTGATTCCATCACATATTGCACTTCAGGTCTTGTGGATAGGAATAAGGGATCCACTCTTTCTTGGTTACATAAAGCTATTAAACCACTCAATCAACTGATGATGATTGAGGACTCATTGGTAATTTATAGACTTTCAAGAGCACCAGAAAGAAGAATTTTCTACATTGATGTGGGAAATCTTCCCAAAATGAAGGCAGAGCAATATCTTCGTGATGTGATGATGCGTTATAGAAATAAACTTGTTTATGACGCAAACACTGGTGAAATTCGTGATGATAAGAAGTTCATGTCTATGATGGAAGACTTCTGGCTCCCAAGAAGAGAGGGTGGCAGAGGAACTGAAATCACAACTCTTCCTGGTGGACAAAATCTTGGAGAAATTACAGATATTAATTATTTCCAAAAGAAATTATACAGAGCATTGAATGTTCCTGAGACAAGACTTCAAACAGATGGTGGTTTCTCTCTTGGAAGATCCTCAGAAATTTTAAGAGATGAAATTAAGTTCTCCAAATTTGTTGGAAGAATGAGAAAGAGATTCTCATCAATGTTTAATGATATGCTAAGAACCCAACTTCTTCTTAAGAATATTGTCACTCCAGAAGATTGGGAAATTATGGCAGATCATATTCAGTATGATTTCCTTTATGACAATCACTTTGCGGAACTGAAAGATTCAGAACTCCTGCAAGAAAGATTAAATCTTGTAGCAACTGCAGAACCTTATGTTGGTAGATATTATTCTCAGGATTATGTGAGAAGAAAGATTCTTCGCCAGACGGATCAGGAAATTATTGAGCAAGATTACTTAATTGATAAGGAAATTGAAGAAGGAGTTATTTCTGACCCAAATGCTATGCCAATGGAAGGGGAGGTAGAAACTAAAGACGTCAATGTGATGCAAAATTCAATTGCACCAAAAGACAATGAAGTTGATGAGACCAAAATAGAAACCCCCACAAGTGGGGAAATATAAATAAGGTGAAGTCAAAAATCTGAACAATGGACGAATTAATGGATTTATTGGTGACTGATGATAGTTCATCTTCACAAATTAGCGATAAGATCAAAGATATTTTGTTTCAGAAAAGTGCAACCAATATTGAAGCAATTAGACCTCATGTTGCTACATCACTGTTTGATGACTCTGTAAATTTTGATACTGTAGGTGATTCAGAAGTAGAATCTGATGTAGATTTTGACCAAGAGTGATAGTTTTAATAAATAACTAATAAACTATTCACCTAAAAATGGCAAGAACTAGGATAATTGAAACTGAGGTGGCGACTGCAACTGTGGCTGGATCTGCATCTAGCATTACCAATGCTACAGTTGTAAGACTTCATAATGATACTGGAGGTATTGCGACTGTAGGTGTTTCCACAATTGTTGGAGCTGCATCAACAACATATTTCACAATGCCAGCAAATTCTGTTGAGTTTTTGGAAAAGAATTCAGCAGAAGTTATTTGGACATCCCCAGCCATCAAAGCCACAAAAGTAGGTTACACAGGTTAAAAAAATGAAACTCATCAGAGAAGAAATCGAATCAGTTGATTTTATCGTTGAAGAAAAGAACGGTAAAAAGTCTATGTTTATTGAGGGCATCTTTTTGCAAGGTGATCTCAAGAACAGAAATGGAAGAATGTATCCTATGGAAACTCTGAGAAAAGAGGTCCAAAGATATACAGAAAATCACATTCTTGCAGGCAGAGCACTGGGAGAACTTGGTCACCCAGATGGTCCAACTGTCAATCTTGATAGAGTTTCACACAAAATTGTTTCTCTCAAAGAGAATGGTTCAAACTTTATTGGTAAGGCAAAGATTCTTTCTACCCCAATGGGCAAGATTGCAGAATCACTTATCGGTGAAGGTGTAAAACTTGGGGTATCATCTAGAGGTATTGGTTCACTTAGACAAACCAGAGAGGGAGTAAATATTGTTGGTGACGACTTTATGCTTTCTACTGCTGCAGATATTGTAGCAGATCCTTCAGCTCCTGATGCTTTTGTTGAAGGAATTATGGAAGGAAAGGAATGGGTATGGGATGGTGGCATCCTTAGAGAAAGACTTGCTACAAAAACATATAAGCAAATTAATACTCTTGTTACCCAAAAACAACTTGATGAGCAGAAACTTAATCTGTTCAACAATTTCCTCAACAATTTGTGAGGTTTTTAAAATAATAAATAAATATAGATTAAAATAGGTTAATCGGAGAGTTCAAATGTCTCGTGGAGATTTACAAGAAATGGAGCAATCCAAAACTGCTGTGAATGCGAACGCTAAACCTGCTGATCCTATGCAAACCCTTGCACCTGGAGCAGTAGCTGGTCAATCAGGATCTTATGAAGATCTGGGTGGTCCAACACCTGAGAATTATAAGCCTGATGATGATTCCGCAAAGCTCAGAGAGCCCAAGATCAAAACAGTTAATGATGTAGTCAATAAAGGTGCTAAGCCTGCCGAAGCAATGAGCAAAATGTCTGCAGAAGAAGTAGAAACTCAAGAAGATACTCTTGAGGAAGAAATTCTGGAAGATGAAGTAGTTGCTGAAGAAGAGACTGCAGAAGAAGGTTTTGATATTGAGGAAGATGTCAATGCACTTCTGGGTGGTGAGGATCTCTCCGAAGAGTTCAAAGAAAAAGCAAAAACAATTTTTGAAGCTGCTCTGAATTCTAAGGTCAAAGAAATCGAAGAATCACTGGCAGTCCAGTATGAGCAAGCACTTGCAGAAGAAATTGAAGAAATGAAAGTTTCTCTGCAAGAGCGTGTTGATACATATCTTGAGTATGTTGCTGAAGAGTGGTTGGTTGAGAACCAACTGGCTGTTGAGCATGGACTTAAGACTGAGATGACCGAATCATTCCTCCAAGGAATGAAGGGTCTTTTTGAAGAACATTATGTAACAATCCCTGAAGATAAATATGATGTGCTTGAGAGCATGGTAGAAAAACTTGATGATATGGAGACAAAACTCAACGAGCAAATTGAGAAGAATATCTCCCTCAACAAGAGACTCGCAGAGTCGGTTGCTGATGGAATCTTAGATCAAGTTTCTGAGGGTCTTGCACTTTCTCAGAAAGAAAAGCTCGCTTCACTTGCCGAAAGTGTTGAGTTTGAAAGTGAAGAAGAATATCGTGAAAAACTGGAGACTCTGAAGGAATCATATTTCTCAAGAACTCCTGCTACTAAGGCAGCACCAGAAACACAAACTCTCTCTGAGGGTGTAGATAGCACAGTTGCTCCTGTTGCGGGCACAATGGATGCATATCTTAAGACACTGGGCGCATTTAGAAAAAATTGAATTTAATATTAATTCAAACCAAAACCGTACACTTTAAGAGGTAAACGCAAATGTTCCAATCAGAGCATCTGCAGGAGAAGTGGAGTCCACTCCTCGACTATGAGGGTCTTGATCCTATCAAAGATTCCCACAGAAGAGCAGTAACCGCTGTCCTGCTGGAAAACCAAGAAAGATTCCTTAAGGAAGAGCAAGCATTCAATTCAGGTATCAACCTGATGGAAGCACCCACCAACTCAGCTGGTTCTAATCCTGCTGGTTTCAGTGGTAGTGCAACTGCAGCAGGTCCTGTTGCAGGTTTCGACCCCGTTCTGATCTCACTGATCAGACGTGCAATGCCTAACCTGGTTGCATATGATCTGGCTGGTGTTCAGCCAATGAATGGTCCTACTGGACTGATCTTTGCAATGCGTTCCAGATATGAGAATCAGTCTGGAACAGAGGCACTGTTCAATGAAGCAGATACCGCATTCTCTGGTCAGGATGCAGGATTCGATCTGACTGGTGGTTTCTCAGACGTTAATGCTGGTCTGGGTACAACTTCACAGACAGGAAGCAATCCTTCAGTTCTGAACCCTGTTGGTACCGCTTCATCCCTGGGCTACAATGTTGGTCAGGGTATGCAGACTGGTGATGCAGAAAACCTGGATGGTACAGGTGATGATGCATTCAACCAGATGGCATTCTCAATTGAGAAAGTCACTGTTACTGCTAAGTCAAGAGCACTGAAGGCAGAATACAGCCTTGAGCTTGCACAAGACCTGAAGGCAATTCATGGTCTGAATGCAGAAGCAGAACTTGCTAACATTCTCTCAACTGAGATCCTCGCTGAGATCAACAGAGAAGTCATCAGAACCATTTATAAGGTTGCTGAGCAAGGTGCAGCACAAAACACTGCAACTGCTGGTGTCTTTGACCTGGACGTTGACTCCAATGGTAGATGGTCTGTTGAGAAGTTCAA